CAACCTACAATTATGAGAATCTTTGATGATGTTAATAATTTAGTAGATGGTGCAATGGTACAAGCAGAGAGAATGAGAATGTCTCTATTATATGGAGGTTCTATTGGAATCACTGCTACAGCTGAAAATGGTAGAGATATTGCTTATAATTACAACTATGATGTTGATGGTAATTGGGCTACAAATAACAAGATTGAATTGTTAACAACTGCTAAATGGACAAATGCTAATAAAGCAACTTCAGATCCAATAACTGATTTATTGGATGCGGTTGAAGCATTAGCAGAAACAAAGGGAGTTAGAGCAGTTGAGGTATTAATGAATACTACTACTTTCAAAGGAATGATTGCATCTGAATCTATTAGAAAAGCAATGAATCCACTTGGAGCGTCAAGTATAATTGTTACTAGAAATACTGCAAAGCAATTTATTGAGAATGAAACAGGTTTGACAATTACGTTATATGATAAGATGTTCAAAGACGAACAAGGTCAGGACCATAAGTATTACCCAGATGGATATGTTACATTACTTCCTGCATATGCAGTTGGTAATACATGGTATGGAACAACTCCAGAAGAGTTTGACCTTATGAGTGGAAATGCGGGAGCATCTGTTTCTATAGTAAATACTGGAGTAGCGATTACTACAATCAAGGAACCTCATCCAGTGAATGTTCAAACAATAGTGTCGGAAATTGTATTACCATCATTTGAAAGAATGGATGACATTTACGTAATAAAAGTAGTATAAGATAGGAGGTAAAAGAATGGCTATTGTATATTTTGGGAAAACCGTAAAATATAAAGGCACTACTTACCTTCCTAATACCAAGTTTGAGGTTGAAGATTCAGATATCGACAACCTCAAGCTACAAGGTGCTTGGGTGATTGAAAAAGATAAGCCCGAATTAAAAGAAGAAGTCAAAGAGGAAAAAGTCGAAAAGAGAGAAATTGATATTCTTAGAGACAAAGCCCTTGATTTAGGAATTGACTTCAAAGGTAGTTGGGGAGTTAAGAAGTTAAAAGAAGAAATTGCAAAAGTGGAACAAGCTTAGTAAGGAGGAGGCGAGGTAATGACTGTTAATGAAATAGTAAGAGCTAAAATTAAAGATGAAGCCATTACTGAGCTTGACATCCAATTAGCTGTTATGGAAGTAGAAGAAGTAATTAAACATTATTGTAATATAGACCAAGTTCCAGAAGCCTTGAAATACACTTGGGCTAATATGGCAGTTGACCTAGCTAAATATACCTACCAATCAAATACTGAAGGTGATGATGTATTAGATGGATTTGATGTGAGTGATGTTTCTTCCTTAAAAATTGGAGATACCAATATTGGACTTCAAGGTGGAAGTAGTTCTAATGAAAGAAATAAAGCATTAAGAAGTCACAGACCAAACTTAGACCAAATTGTAATGAACTATAAGGAGCAATTGAATAGATTTAGAAGGATGGTGTGGTAATATGAAATTATCCAGCTTTGGCAAACTATTATCCCCAACCTATACTGATAGATTAAGTATAAATAGATTTATAGAGATTACTAATCCTGATGGTACTATTGGTATGGGACTTCCGAAAACTCCTTTGTACAGCGATGTACAATGTCGGATTAGTTTCAATATTAGTGATAATCCAGAGACTACAAAGGAAGATAGTAATCCAATCTATTTACAAGTAAAAATATTCTGCGCTCCAAATGTGGATATACAAAAGGGAGATATTTTAGTAGCTGAAAGGATTGGGGATGAAGGAGAGGTAATTGAAACCTATAATGGTAAAGCAAACTTGCCTTTCAAATATGTAACTCATCAAGAAGTTTTATTCACTGAAGTTGGTGATGCATAATGGCAGTTGACTATGATGGATTACAGAACCTATTAGATAATTTTAAAATGGTTCAAAAGAATCATGAGAAATTTATTAGAGAATTTCTTACTGAAATGGGAATGAGAGCCTTGGCTCAAACAAAAAAGCTTACTCCAGTAGATACTGGGAATTTAAGAAATAGATGGGAATTAAGTCAAGTGTTCAGAAAAGGAGATGAATTATATGTAGTATTATTCAATCCAGTAGAATATGCAAGTCATGTAGAAGATGGTCATATGCAAAGACGAAGATTCTTACCTATTCAATATTTAGAAGATAGTCCAGCAAATGCTAAAATGGTAGCATCTATTAAACAAAAGTATGGAGATGATGCCAAAGGGGTAATGTTACAAGATAAATGGATTCCCGGTCATCATATGGCAAGAATATCAATCTCAAAGATTGAAAGAGAAATACCAAAGAGATATGAAAAAGCATTACAGCAATTTATGAAAGGATTGGGGGCGGAAAGTTGAGGGTAGGAGAAATTACAGGTGAAAGCATTAAAAGTGCTATATCCCTGAAACTCAAAAGCAGTTTTGCTAATACTGGTGGAACACCCTCAATTACTATATATAAAGAACAGATTGTACAAGGCTTTAAAAAGCCAAGTTTCTTTATATGGATAATGGATGTTTCGCAGGAAAAGTTATTAGGTAATAAATACGAAAGATTGTACCAAATGAATATAAGATATCATCCAGAAGGAAATGATTTAAAAACTTATGAAACATTAGCGGAAATTGGAAACAAGCTTCTTGAATATTTACGATATATAGAGGTACCAATATTTCTAGGTAGATATGATACAGATGGAAATCCCATAGAGGATACAAAACCAATAAAAGGGGATAATCTAAGTTTTAAAATTACAGATGATATTTTACAGGTTTATGTGAATTATGTAATAAAAGGTAAATTTAAAGAGGCTGAAAAACCTCAAATGCAAGATTTAACAATAAATGAAATATAAGAAGGAGGATAAAAACTATGGCTGGTGGAACTTTTAAATCACAGAATAAGATAAGACCAGGAGCTTACATCAATTTTAAAGCTGTCGCAAAACCACTTTCTAGTCTTGGAACTCGTGGCGTTATGACAATGCCGGTTGCAATGAGTTGGGGCGATACTGTAACAGAATTA